CCAAACAGACCTATGTTGAAACGGTAGTTGGCTCCGGCTATCCGAGATTGCTTCTGACCAATACACCAATCGTCAGCGTCACCTCAGTGTTGTGTGACGGGACGGCCGTCACCGACTACGAGGTTGAGGATCCAGATTCTGGATTTCTGTACCGGGCAGTCGGCTGGAGTTCTGCGGCATGGGCGGGATGGAATGCCTCGCCGTATTCGCTGCCAGGGACCGAGCGACCGATGTTCACCGTGACCTACGAGGGTGGCTATCTGTTGCCGGGGGAGCCTGACGCGAATCTCCCAGCACACATTGAACAGGCTTGCATCGAAACAGTCGTTGACTGGTACAGGAGTGGGAAACGCGATGCCGCTGTGAAGTCGAAGAAGGTTGGCGACCTGGCGATCACCTACAAAGAGGCGAACGTGAACCAAGAAACGCCAGACGACTTCCGACTCCCAGTCGGCGCTCGTGCGCTGCTCTCGCGGAGGGTCCGGTGATGTCCTGGGAGACAGAATTCGAAGAGTTTATGAACGACGTCGTAACCCGCGAAGCGTTCTCCGGGCGCAACGACTATGGCGAACCTTCGTTCTCCGGTTCTGAATCAATCGCGGCTCGTGTCGTCTACAAACCACAGCTAGTCGCAACGGGGGCTTCTGAAATCACGAGCGCGGTGCAGGAGGTGTTGTCGAAGGCGAACGTTTATGTTGGGCCAGACCCGGTGTGGTCAATACAGGATCGCATCACGTTGCCGGATGGATCGCAGCCACCGATCATCGCTGTCCAAACCTATCCTGACGAAACTTCAAACCCTTCCATCCATCATCAGGTTGTGGTGGTCTGAAATGAGCATCGTCGTAATTGGCACTCCAGAACTCAGGCTGCGACTCAAGGAGCTTGGAGACAGAGCAGAGAAAGAACTCGGCGGTGCGTTGTATAGGGAGGGCGAGAAGATCATGGCGACATCCAAGCGCGACTACGTCCCGGTCGACACCGGCATGTTGCGCTCGACGGGCCACGTCCGACTCCCACAAAAAGGTCCGGTCGTTTATTTCGGATACGGCGGTCCGGCATCCAAGTACGCCAGGGTGCAACACGATGGGATGTACCATCACAAAATCGGTGAGCGTAAATATCTGGAGCGACCGTTGATGATTGCGATCCCAGGGATGGGCGACAGGATTGCCAAAAGTCTTGCCACCACCTTGATCGCTCCGGCCGTCAAGAAATCTCGAAGGAGTAAATGATGTCGGTGTTGGATGACCTTGGTGTCTTGATCGAGACTGAAGGTCTGGCGACGGTCGGAACCAATCTGTTTCTCGGGCATCTCCCCTCCTCACCATCGGAGTGCTGTGCCCTGTTGGAGTACGGGGGTGAACAACCTTTAAGGAATCAATCTGAAGGTGCCGCTCGTTCCGGTGCGCAGTCGGGCGAGCGACCCCGGATTCAACTCCTTTGTCGTTCCGAAGCGTACTCCACTGGGCGCAGCCTTATTCAGTCAATGTGGTCGAAGCTCGATGGCGTCGTCAACCAGACGATCAACAGCAATGCCTACGTGCGGATCGCATCGTTGCAGTCTCCGTTCCTGATCGAGATGGACGAGAACCACCGCTATCTGTTCGGCGTGAACTTCGCAGTGACCAAAGCGGTCTGAGAGGTGCCAGAATGACACGAACAAAAAGGCCTCACAAACGGCCCGTAGACCGCGACGAACCTCAGAGCGTTCAGGAGGTGACTGAGGTGGCGACGGGCGGCGGTGGACTTGAGGAAGCCGACCCGGATCAATTCTGCGGGGTTGCATACACTGTCACCTCGTGGAAGGGTCTGCCGAACTACGAATGCCGATTCTGCGCGATGGCGTTACTGGACCAGCAGGACGCGATCAAACACTTCGAGATCGAACATTGCACCAAGATACCCGAGGAGCGAATCGTTGACACCGGACTCGTCGATGAAGATGGGTCCAAGATTGTGCGGGTGATCCCCGCCGAGGAGGTTTGAAATGACGCAGCCCCTGTCCTCTCACGGCACCTTGCTCCAACTCGGAGCGAGCGGCGGCGGCGGACCCTACACGACGATCGCGGAAGTGGTCGATGCTTCGGGTCCTTCGTTCCAACAGGCGACCCACGACGCCCCGTCGCAAGACATAACGTGGATGAAGAAAGTCGCAGGATTGGTCTCCGCTGGTGAGGTCACATTCGACATCAACTTCATCCCAAAGAACTCGACGCACGATGACAGCACCGGTTTGCTCTCCATTCTCGGAGCGCAAGTCGTCACCGGATTCAAGTTGCTCTACAACGACGCCGGCGCAGGGACCGCTTCGTACTGGTCGTTCGACGCCTACATGGTCGGCTTCGATCAAGACGTACCAGTCGATGGCATCTTGATGGCATCCATCACGCTGCAGATCAACGGTCAGCCCGTGTTCACGAAAGGAACCTAAGAAATGACACAGCCACTTTCCTCGCATGGCACTCTCCTCAAGATGGGAGACAACGCCGGGACGCTCGGCGCGTGGGCGCAGACCGGGTCGGGCCTCGACGACCTCACCTGGGATGCTCTCGCGGTCTACCAGGGCGGGCCGACTCGCGTGGTCCGAGTCGAGATCGACCTAGCAGACACCAACGACACCTTCCGCTGGTCGCTCAACGGTGGCGTGTCTTGGGAAGAGGAAGGCATCCCGATCCCAGGTGCGGGTACTTCCTACAACTTGCCGTATGGTCTCGTCATCGAGTTCGCTGCGATCACCGGCCACACCCTCGCAGACTATTGGGAGGCGACCGTCAGCGCGGTATTCACTACTGTCGCCGAAGTCGTGGACGCCAGCGGGCCGAGCTTTCAGCAAGCGACCCACGACGCTCCATCCCAGGACATAACGTGGATGAAAAAGGTTGCAGGTCTTGTCTCCGCTGGCGAGATGACCTTCGACATCAACCTCATCCCGAAGAACCAGACCCACGACAACTCGACAGGCCTGATCTCATTGATCGGGTTGCAGCACACCACCGGCTTCCAACTCGTCTACAACGACGCTGGTGCTGGCACGGCGTCCGATTGGAAGATGGATGCGTTCTGCGTTGGCTTCGATCAAGACGTTCCGGTTGACGGAATTCTGATGGCGTCGGTGACGCTGCAGATCAACGGTCAGCCGATCTTCACCAAGGGAACCTAAGAGCAAAAGGGAAGGGGAGGTATCCGTGCCGATTCCGAGAGTGATGGTGCCGATTCAACTAGACAGGCCGAGGGTTCTTTGCATGTCGTTCAACGCGTTGTGCAAAGCAGAAGAAGTGACCGGCATGAGTTTCCTCGTTGGCGAACCGGCGTTCTCATCCATGCGAGTGATGCGGGCCTTAGTGTGGGCGGGGTTATTGCATGAGGATCCTTCGCTCACCATCGAAAAGGCTGGCGACCTGATTGAAGGCGTCGGTGCCGACAAGGTACTCGGCGCAATCATAGACGCATACACGAGGGCGATGCCTGATTTCAAACCAGAGGAGGATGATGCAGAAGCATCGGACCCTCCGAACCCCCAACGTGGGGGCTTATCTGGTCAGTCGGACGATACGATCTCGGACTGAGCGAGGAGGACTTTTGGAACCTGACACCACACGAATTCCATCTTCTGATGCGGAGGATGAGAGCCGACGTCATGTGGCAGGAGGTCATGGCGGCGGTGAACCCTTGGGTGTACGCGGAGGCGAATCGAGATCGCAAGAAACACCGGAAGCCATACTCGCTTCAAGAGTGGACCGTCAAGGGGCTGACGACTCCACGGAAGCGAAAGGTCGTGCGCGATCCTGCAACGGTGTTCGGTGGAATCAGTGCTGGTCTGACAGCACTGGGAGGGAAGACGGATGTCAAGCCTAGTAGGTGATCTTCTCGTCAAGCTGAGAGGTGACACGGCGCAGTTCGAAGCATCCATGAAAACCGCGACCGCCAGGATGCAGAAGTTCAGCACCGAGGCGAAGGCGATTGGTCGTGGCATCTCGATGGCTCTGTCTCTCCCTCTCCTGGCAGTCGGTGTTGCAGCGACCAAGATGTCGACCGATTTCGACATGGCTCTGTCGAAGGTCGTCGGGTTGGTCGGTCTGTCTCGTGAAGAAGTTGCAGCATGGAGAAAAGAAATCCTGCAGATGGGTCCATCGGTCGGAAAGTCAGCGAAGGAACTCGGGGATGCCCTGTTCTATGTAACCTCCGCTGGCATTCGAGGTACGGCGGTGATGGAGACGATCAAGTTCGCAGCGAAGGGAGCTGCGGCAGGACTCGGTGATACCGCAGTGGTCGCGGACACCGCCACGTCTGCGATGAACGCATATGCAAAATCGAATATGAGTGCGGAGATGGCAACCTCGATTCTTGTCGCCACCGTCCGAGAAGGTAAAGCAGAGGCAGCATCACTCGCCCCTGTCCTCGGGCGCATTCTTCCGGTAGCCGCGACACTCGGCGTGAGCTTCGATCAGGTCGGCGCGGCGATGGCGGCGATGACCCGGCTCGGCTTCGATGCCGCAACGTCGGCGACTTCCCTCCGCGCCACCATGATTCAGTTGACCAAGGTAACACCGGCCCAAGAAAAGGCGGCGTCGGATCTCGGATTGTCATTCGACAAGATACGGAAGGCGATCAGGGAGGATGGACTCCTCGCTGGACTCCAGATGATCAAGGACGCAGTTGGAGAAAACGAGGTTGCGATGACCTCGATTTTCCCGAACGTCCGTGCGCTTTCCGGTGTGCTGGCGATGATGGGTGACTCCGCAGAGGCAACGACGGCGATCTTTGCTCGCATGGCAAAGACCACGGAAAAGGATCTGGCCGATGCGTTCGCAGCTGCAGAAGCTGAGGCAGGGTTCAAGTTCAAACAGGCGTTGATATCAATTCAGAATCTGCTCATCAGAATCGGTGACGACATTCTGCCTCGTCTCGTTCCTCAGGTTGAAAAGTTAACAGCCAAGATGGAAGAGTGGTCGAAAAAATGGGATGAGATGAATCCGAAGACGAAGGAGATGATTCTCAACTTTTCAAAGTGGGCGATCATCCTGGGACCGGCGATCATCGCTGTCGGGTCGCTTGCCGGGGCGATCAGATCCATCGTGCTTGTTGCTGGCGGGCTTGCTGGAGTTTGGGCCACATTCACCGGGGCGACGGCTGTTGCTGGTGCAATCGGAGGAGTGGGGGCAGCGGCGGCGACGGCTGGACCGGCACTCGCGGCAGCCACGACTCCGCTGATGGGGATGGCACCTGCAGCAACAGCAGCGGTCGGTGGGTTGACCTTGGCGACTGCTGGTCTCGTCGCAGCAACAGCGGCAGCCATTGCGGGAGCATACGCTCTGAATCAATGGGTGATGGAAACGGAGACATTCGCAACTGCGATGGGCTACGTTGCCGACAGGACCCAGGACCTTAACGCTGGCCTCGCCGAGAGTCGGGATTCCTACGAAGCGCAACTCCTCGTGACGCAGAAAATGATCAAACAACTCGGACTGGAGGGTGACGAGTGGAAACTTCAAGCCGAGTGGACCATGAAGAATGCTGCGAATCTTT